TTATGTAGAAATAAACTTACAAGATTATTGCTTGATGAACGTTCAAATAAGTCAGCTAAAACACTTCTGGAAATTTTGACTAAGAGAGATAAGGAACATTGGGCTGAAGAAAAGACAACTAAGACAGCAGAAATTCAGAAGGGTGATGAAACAATCAAATTTGTATTTGAAGGTCTATAATGTCTAAATGTCCAGTTTTTACTATAGATGAGAACGGTGAAAGAAAATGTCATTTTTTGGATCACCAGCTTGCAGCAGCACGTTCTAAGAAGAAGATTGCTGGAATTGTAGGAGGTCGTGGATGCGGAAAATCGATTTTCTTGAGTGCTATGGCTGTTTCTGAAATAGTTCAGGGTGGGAAGGTGATTCTTTTTGCACAGGACTTCAAGGCCTTGTCTAGAACATTATTCAAGGAAATACAAGATCGTTTTGACGAATGTGGTTTCAAACCATATGTAAACAATGGTAATATGACAATAAAATTCAACGGTGGAGAACTTTATGGATATTCATATGAAAACGTTGATTCTGTTCGTGGTTTGTCAGAATGTTCAATGCTTGTCTTAGACGAACTTGCTACTGCGCCGGAGAATCTTTTCGAAACAGCTACGCCGTGCTTACGTGGTTCTAAAAGACCGACAAGAATTATCTTTGCTACTACGCCAAAGAAAGGAACTATTTGGAATAGATGGTTCAAAGACGAGTCTATAGAAAAAGATATCTTTACGGCTACGATGTTCGATTTACCTGATGAAATGATTTCTGAAGAGGAAAAAGAACTGCAACGCAAAGCTATCAAGGATCCTAGTGCTTTTCAACAGGAAATGCTTGGTGTTATTCTTGATGACGATATTGAATTTGGTATTATTAGTAAAACAGAGTTTCCTGTATATAGAAAACCAAATGCTGGAACAAGGAAAATGGGAGTTGATCTGGCCGGGTTTGGTGCTGATAATAATGTGTTTGTAGTTTCTGATAATTCTGGAATTCTTGATATACAGAAAATTCAAATTGCTGATACATGGAAGCTGAATTCAATAGCTGAAGAACTTATTAGAAAATGGGATATAAAGGTAGTAAATTTAGATAATACTGGTGGCTATGGTATGGGCTTGACTGATACATTGAAGTTGAATAATAAGATAACAGTAAACCCAATAAACTTTGGTGCTAAAGCTAAACAACCTGACAGATATGTCAACACAAGAACAGAAATGTATATGGAAGCAATGGATAAGATTAGAAACGGTTTTTATGTTGATGACGATATTATAAAGGAAGAACTTAGCTATATGAGTTATTCTATAAACAATTCTGGTAAAACACAGCTTGCACCAAAAGCCGATATAAAGGCTTTATTAGGTCATTCACCTGATACTACTGATGCAATGGTTTTGTCATTATATGATATACAAAATGAAGAAGAAATATCACCTGAAGAAGGTTTGAATATAGCAATGAAATTCTGTAGTTTTTAGTATGAATATAATTATTTTGCACAACAACAAGTTATATATCAACAATATAATGATATGTAATTATATACACCCTGGCGTTCTAAAACCAGGTTTTTATAATATTGAAATAAACTATTCACCTAAGTTCAAGACTAAGTTACCATTGGTATACAATGTTGATTTTCCACCGTCAAGAGGTTTCAGAATTCATCAAGGAAATACTTTGAAAGATTCAAAAGGTTGTATTTTGGTTGGAAATATGGACAAACCAGAGCACCTGGTTGATTCTAAAAATATTCTAAATATGTTGATTTCCATGATAATAAATAATAATATAAGCAATATGATTATAATGGAGTAATTATGAAATACACACAATATATGACAGAAATTGAAAACCAGGGTTACAAGTTATCAAACAATATCTTCAAGGATGAAAAGGGTAGGCCTAAGTGTTATAACCCGGTTTTTCAGGATTTGGTAGAAAGACAGCAGAAAAATGAAAAATTATCAGAACGTGAATATAATCTATATGGTTATTTGGTTATGACCTTAGTTCAAATCGTTCTGAATAATATAAAATTCAAATATCAAGATCCTGAAATAAAGGAAGAATGCAGAACTGAAGCTTATGTAGGGTTACTTGACGGTTTGACCAAGTATTTCAACAGTAAAAAGGGATCGACTGCTTATTCATATGCTTTTAGAATCTGTTATACTTCTATGATACATGTATTGGAAAGAATGGATAAAAGGAATGAAATAGACAATAATTTAGAAGAAATGTATAATGATTATTGTTTAGATTGCGGTCATAAAGTAGTAAACGAAAATATAGAAGACTAATTTTTATAGAGGAGATTATAATGTCAGTTACAGTTAGGGATTTGCTAACAGAAGCAGCTTCAAGAGCTAATATAAATCCAAGAAAGAAGGTATTACCGGAAGATTTGTTTGTTTCCGGTCTTCAGTTGTTTGAAGGTGTTTTGCAGGAATTATCGTCTAAGGACTATATGGACGCCTATCAGAACGAGGTTGATTTCAATCCACACAGTGCTATTGTCTATGTAGGCGAAAAGATGGATGACCATGTAGATGCGCCGAAGATTCAGTTACCTAAACGTGTTCTTTATCAGTATAATGGTCAAATTGACTGGACACCGATGGAATTTATTGCTTATAACAACTTCTATAGTTCTGCATATTCTGATTATATCGTTTCATGGCAACCTGAAGGTCCTAATCTTTATAAGTTGTTCTTCAAACCGCGTTTCTTGTCTACAAACCCGACTTGTAAGCTAATCTATAATGTTGAAATGAAATATACTGATGATGAAGTTATTTCGTTACCGACGCCATATATTGAATTGCTGACCCGTGCAGTTGCCTATAAGTATGCTTTGAAATATCCAAGGGCAGGTCAGGAAAAGCTTATGGGTCTGAAAAACGATTATGAAGAACTGGAACGTTCTTTGCAAGCAAACAATGCTTCGATGAAAATCATTACAAGGGGTGGAACACCGGGTGGTTCATATAAGTCAATACTTAGATCCGGTTCTTTTATTTCTAATATGTGGTAATCTATGTCAAAGAAAATCATAACTAATATAGTAGGAAGCACAGCTAAGTCAGATTTAGCCAAGTTGGGTAATGCATATACTTTGAATATGTATGAAGAAACTACTAATTCTAATGATTATTATGTTTCTAAAGTATTGAGACCGATAAAGGGATATGAAAAGATTTGTGATATTGCAGGTAATTGTCGTGGTCTTTTCACTGTTTCTAATGGTTATACTGGAAAACCGATTACTTATGCTGTATTTGGAAATTCCTTATATCTGATTACTAACGATTCAAACCAGCCATATAAGATTGGTGATATTGCACCAGGTTCAGGCCCGGTTCATTTTGCAGAAACCGGTACGGGCGCTTTTGATAGGCGTGCACTGACAGTAAAGACAATGAACAGTCATCTTGTGTTTGTCGATGGTCAACATTGTTATGCAGTAAATACACAAATCAGACCTTCTAACCAGAGAGAAGACTTTTCTGTTATTCAGATTCCATATATTGATTATGATAGAGGTGTTACAGTAAAACCGTCACATATTGCTTACTTATACGGTTACCTGGTAATAAACGATACTTCTTCCGATAATTTTTACGTTTCATATCAATTCCCGTTTCAGAGAACAGATAATAGTAACAAGGTTGATAAGAATATTTTCCAGGTTGGTTCTGAAGAATGGGGCAATGCTGGTCAGTCACTTCAGGCATACTGGTCACCAGACAATACAAATGCTTTGATTGCAAACGGTTCTAGACTTTATACTTTTGGTGAACGTTCATATCAGATGTTTCAGTATACTTCTGATATAAACACACCGTTCAATTCACCTGATACAGCTGCTTATCCAATCGGTTTGAAAGCAGTAAATTCACTTTGTCAGTTAGGTTCTGTCGTTGTATGGCTTGGTTCTTCTGATATTGGAAATAATGGAATTTATCTATTACAGGGTGGAACAAGTGCTACAAGAGTTTCAACACCTGAAATCGAAAGAGAAATTTCGAAATTCAAAACCATAAAGGATGCTACTGCACAGATTTGGCAGGATAACCAACATATTTTCTACTGTATTTCATTCCCGACTGCCGATGTTACATATTGTTATGATTTGACAGAACAGTCATGGTCTAACCGTTGTTCTTTGAATGAAAAGAACGAAAGAAAGGTGTGGAGATATAATTTTGCTACGATGAACGGTGACGGTGAAATATGGCAGGCTTTTGACGGCGGTATTGCTAAACAGGTTGAAAATTACTGGGCAGAACATGATGAAAACCCAATTCTTAGATTACGCCGTGGTGGTGTTATCGTTTCTGATTATTCTACGTTCTATATTGATTCTATTGAAGTACTTACTAACAATGGTCAGTATGAAAATTATTCAAACGAACAGGCAGAAATGATAATGAGATTTTCAACCGATGGTTCTACATGGTCAGATTCTGAAGTTGTCGATATTGGTGCAGTAGGTGATTACGATTATGACTGTATTTTCTATGATTTCGGTATGGCCAAAACTTTTACTTTAGAACTCAGTTGTTCTGATAATATTCCTTTTGCTTTATATGCTTTGAAAATCGACGGTGAAAGTTGTACGTTCTAAGGAGAAACTATGGAATATATTGGTATAAACAGTTCACATGATGAAATGACCGAAGCTTTACGAGGCACATATGGCAAAGATATTCTAAAAGACTGTTCTTTTGCTTATTGTGGAACCGTTGTTTTTGGTTTTGGTAATAACACAGATATTTTGGATAAAAACTGTAAATGTAAACATTATGATTGGAAAGAAATCGGTAATGGTGTTTATATCGCTATTTTATTATAGAGGAGAATTATTATGGCAGCAGGTGCAGCAGCAGCAGCAAATGTATTTGACACATTGGTAACCAGTTGGACTAACCAGCAGGCTAGGGAAGACGAACGTAAACAGAGGGAAGCTAAACAGAGGGCAGTACAGAACGCTATTGCCCAAGGTAATGTTACTTTTGACCAGATACAAGGTATACTGAATGACTACAATCAGGGTCGAATTCGTCTTGCAGATAACGATACTGTAAGTCAGTTGAAAACGTTGATGAATGAATATCAACCACAAACTTATGATTTCAATAAGTTTAGTGATGAGTATAATAAGACTGTTGATGATTTCATTGATCCTAATGCACAGAAAATTGCAGAACTTGCAGGTCTTGAAACACAGGCTTCGCAGGCTGGACAAGGTGCAGCAGGTGGAACTGGCGCTATGGCTGGTATGGGTTATAACCGTTGGAAAGCAGCTGAACAGTTATATAAAGATGCTACCCAGCAATATAATCAAGACCGTTCACAGGCATATCAGGAATATGGTGACTATATCGACAGAATGCAGAAGAAACTTGATACTATTTCACAGGGTCAGTTGCAAAAAATAAATATGTTATCTGGCGCAGTTCAAAATGAACAGCAGCAACAGTCAGATTATATTGCTGATTTACTTGGTGTATTAGGTGATAAAACACAGATGAATATCCAAGGTCAAGCAATGGCATTCTAATAGGAGATAAATAATGGCAAGAGTTTATACAAGTAGACAATTGATTGACCCGAGCTTAGCAAACTATATGGAACAGGTTATCCAGAATAGGGTTGCTAACGAAGCTAATAGAAATAAAGAATTTTTATCTTCTACTAGAAATATGTTATCGTCTATAGGTGAAACTGCAGATGATTATATTGGTCGTTTCCAAAGACAAAAAGAACTTCAGAATGCTGAAGCTAATAGAAATTCTCTACCATATATAGAAGACCCAATTTATAGAGCAGCCAGGGAGGAATATATCAGAACTGGTAGTTCACAGCCTATTACTTCTTATATGTTACAGAAAGAAGCTGCTAAAGCAAGGGCTTTGGAAGCAAAGAAACGCAATAATGAACAGGAACGAATCAAATGGAATCAGGAACAGATTGCTTTACGTGATGATCAAAATAAATATCAAGAACTTACTTCTAAAGCTTTAGATGCACAGGCTGCAGGTGACTATACTACAGCTCAGTTCTATACTAACCAAGCTAAAGCACTTGAAGCAAAATATGCAGATAAGGGTATGGATTTTGGTAGCGATATTTCTGGACTTATTGAAGCTCGAAAAAAGACAGAATATGAAAAATGGAAGAAAGAGGAAGAAGCTCGTCAGAACAAGGAAGAAGCAGATAAGCTTGAACAGGAAAGACTGTATAATGTTGAACAGTTCTTGTCAACTATTCCAACCGTTTTTGCTAATGATGAAGAAAAAGAAGGTTGGAGAAACCAAATAAATGCTAATGAGTATATGACAACTGAAGAAAAAACAAAAGCTCTTCAGGAACTCAGAAAGATTCAGACAGGTAAAGATGCTGCTCAACAAGCTCGTCAAGATGCACGAACAAATAAAACTAAGGAAAATACTGAAAAAACTATTGACGAAAAAGAAGAAAAGAAGAAACTTGCAAATAAAGGAAGAGAAGCCATACAAGCAGGTAGAAAACCAACAAGAGCACAGCAAAAAGCAATAGATGAGGGTTACTAATATGATGGTTGATGAATTACAAGATTTTATTGAGAATAATCTTCATGCTGATGTAGATAACGAAACTTACAATAAGTTGATGAACGATGCACAGTCAATGGACTTACGTTCATTCATTGACAAAAACGGTGATTTTTTATCTGAACATTCTGAAGGTTGGAATACTTTTTCACAGAAGAAACCGAAATATGTTGCCGAACGAATTGTAGATTCTTTTGGAAA